CCAGCCAACAATTCCAAATTCTCTTCAGTCGCTTCGGATCTCAATTGTTGACCATTTTTATATAGTTTTTCCAGAGCGCTGCGTGGAGGATTTACCCAAACACGAATCTTTCCCTCCCCAAACTCCGGAGCATACTCCCTCAACTCAATTTCCTTCCAAATTTTCGGAATCTCAATCCTCATCATTTAGCCTTTCGCCTTTCGCCTTTCGCCTTTCGCCTCTGGACTGTCAACTTTCGACTATCAACTAGATCGCATTCCGATCCGTAATCACCTGCGCCTTGAGGATTTTTCCACCAGTGGCATCATACTTGGGGTGCAAAATTGCGGTCCATAAATTATTTCCATTGCTCGCACTGGCCAACGGAATCACGGCTTCCCAGGTGCCGCATAAATCCAGTTGCAACATGTGATAAACACCAGTCCCAATTCGAGGACCCAAAATTTTCAAGCGTACAACCTGCAACGTCTGATCATTCATGGCATCGAAAATGGCCACCGCGTTCGCATTCCCCTCAAACGTAAACGCACCCATAAACCCGATCGCTCCCTGTCCGTGGGTATCATAATAATCTTCTCCGGACCCATGGAATTTCGGGTGCATTCCAGTCAAAATATCGATATCATATGCCCGCAAGGTACCTGTTTTTTCAGTGGATCCAACACCTGCCCAGGTCGTATCCAGGAAAAATTGGGTCTTTTTACTGTTAATCGTGTGCAGCGTCGGGATGGTCAGCCCAGGAGTAAAACTGGCTTTCGTGTTCTGCCTGCCAAAATAATTAGCTTCAATCCGCATCGCACTATCCCCACCGTCCTGGTTACATTCTCCGGAGAATTTCATACGATCAAACATCACATATTCTGTCTCGATCATAATTTCATCATCGCCACGCTCCAGGGTGATGGAATCGGTCTCATTGTCCGTATCATCCAGCGCAGGATCATAATCCCACAAATAATCGTCCTGATCTACCGTCTGCTCCACGGGCATGATATTTCCCTGCAACCCACAGGAAAACAGCATCGGCAAGCTCTGAAAATAAGCTGAATCCCAATTCAGCTTATCTCGTACCAATCGCCCCGCAATGTAAGAACGCACTGCATCCACATTCACCCCCACATCCTCACGCGGGTATGTAGGTTTCCGATCCGGTTGAATCGGAGGAACGATCACCGGCATCAAACGGGTTGCTGCCACCGCAGTTCCGTGCACCGTTTCTAAACCATATTGCATTTTTCTCAATTTCTCAACAGCCATCTCTCACCTCTTTTTTATTTTTTTTCCTAAAACCTGAATCACCTGCCCCGCTACCGCAGGGGTAAAATCTAAAACCTATTACCTAACAGCTGTCAACTGTCAACTGTCAACCCATTCATGATTTCCTTCACCTGCCAACTCACCACCAATCCCAAATGCGCTTCCTCGCTCCCATACCGCAGCACCCCCAGCGTGATCGGGTTATTGGCTGCCAGCAAAAAATGCTCCACCGCACCACCCAACTGCAAATTCGCCGCGGCTGCCACAATAATCTTTTCAAAAAACGTCAAAATAAATGGATAATTACTCTTCGAAACATTCTTTACCAGGTGAAACTCACTCATCCCGTCATAAATGGCAATACACGGACCACCCGCAGAATACTGGATTTTCGGTGCACGGGTCACCAGATTGAGCACACATGGAAACTCACTCAAACTCTCCGGGTATTCAGCCCGCGAGAAAACCTTATACGATTTCAAACTGCCCCCCTTGCCATTATCAATCGTCCCCCACACCTCAGCCACCGTATCAATCCAATCTGTTATCATCTTTGTGCCCTCTTTAATTCTTTACCCTTGCGCCTTCTTATTTTTAAATCTTTGCGTTTCTGCGTCCTGAATCTTTTCATCAAATCACCGGAACAAAATAATTATTCTCAATCTGCTCAATCACAATTTTCGGAAACTCATTGAAATAAAACGTCTCACCGGTCTCCACCGATCCAACCTTCCCGGCAAACCCTGAATCAGCCTTTTTTAGCATCAACGCCGCAATCTGCTTGCACAAATAATTCACATCTGCAGGCACCGTATAACGACTGATTGCTTTGGCATCATGCGCAGCTGCGGTGGTGCCATTCACACCTCGCTCCACATTAAACGTTCGGTACACATACACATCCAGATTCGTCAAATGCGCCACCCGCGCAGTTCGGTTCCAACCACGTTCCACCAGCAAATCATTCCCGGAGATATCGCGCACCAGCATTTGCTCAAACTCAACCCGGATCACCTCACCAATTTTCACTTTCGTGCCATCCAGCACGGTAACCTGGTTATCCTCAGCGTCAAGCACCTCATTCGTATTTGTGGTCGAATCCGTCGCAGCGCCAATACCTGTCACCAGCTCCTGCTCTGATTCAATCAATAAAACAGCTCCTGGAGAAATTGCGCTCGCGTCGTCCACCACCAATGTTATCGCGCTGTCCGTCTGGCTTGCCACTGTCGCACCAGTGCTCTGCGATTTTTCCCACAGTCCCCAGGTTCCTTCGATAGAAACAGATCGGGCAATCCTTGGAAAATAAAACACCGTGTCAGAATCCGGATGAACCTTGATTCGCATATACGGACCATTCACCCACAGTTTATTTTGTGGGTACAGGATATAATCCCCGCTGGCCAGTTCGTCATCACCCACCAGGATTTCTGATACGCTCAATACTGCTGGCACCAACAATTCCTGTGATGACTCTCCGTCAAAATATTTGGTTTCCGACATCGGAATGAAATTTCCGAATCGGTTCAAAATCCACTGGCTGGCTGATAGAATCATGTCATACACACGCTGAGCGCCATGATTTCGCAACCCCTCATGCTCAAGATCATTCAACAATTCCTGTACCGTACAATAAACCTGTCCCATACACTTTATCCTTTATCTTTTCTTTGCGTCTTTTCTTTCTTTTTTTCTTCGCGTCTTCGCGGTCTATCTTTTGTTTGACAGTCCGTTCGCAATATTCTCCAGTGCCTCAGCAAAATATTCCTTCACCTCATCCACACTTTTTTCAAAGCCTTTCTTCAAAAACTCCCTGGCTTTTATCCCTTCCCTGGCGATCTTTCTTGCCACCAGGAAACTCACACTCCGGATCTTCGCCTCGTCTGTCTCACCGCGTAAAATTACACGCTTCACCCAGGCGGTAATCGGTTCCATCGGTGGGAACCTGCCACCAGGTTCTCGTCCAAACTCCATCACTTTCGGATACTCCTCACTACTCAACGAGGATCCAATCCTGCCAATAATCGAAAGAGCAGAAATCTCCTGTACCTCAGATCCGATCGATCCTAGTAATCGACCACGATCCACAGGCACAAATGGAAGGACATTTTGCTCGATTTTCGTCACAGATTTGTTCATCGCAATCAATAACTCGCGATTCGACAACTCCTCATAAGACTCCAGCAAAGCGATCTGCTCGCTCAATCCTTCCACCTCGATCTCGTACCCGACAATCATTTACAACCTCAGATATCGTATCGTGGCAGTTAAGGCAGGGCTTAATGCATCACACTGCGCAATCGCAAAATTCAGCGTTCCATTAACCGCAAATCGATCATGACTGTTAGTAATGTCTGCTTTTGCGTTATCGACCAATTTCTGTCTGGGAGCGAACAACCCATCTGTCTTGTTGTCAGTAACGGTCAAAATGGTATTGCCATCAACATCTGAAATGGTCACATCGGTAGTCGCGGGTGCGGAGGCATGATAATCCAGCTTAATATCAAGCAAAAATCCGTTCAATGCCTTTGATTTTTTACTACCAATTGCAGAACCAGCTGACCCAGCAGTCACAACCTCAACTTTTTCAGTTACGATTTCCATTTTTCACCGCCTTAAAAACAGTTTTATCGATCGGTTCTTGCTTGTGGTTTTTCTCTGCCTTACGAGAAAATTCAGCCTCCGCAACCATTCGATTTTCCTTCAAATGAGTCTTCGATCCTACTTCCTCCAAAACCCCTGGAGAATCGCGATTAATTGCCTCAGCCATATCCTCACGCAGATCCACAACATCGCCCTTCAACCACGGCCCCCCCAGGCTGCTTTTGTAATTCCACTTGAACTTGTACTTCATCTCTTCCTCCATCTCGCCTGTAAGGGTAAAGCATTTTTATCTCTTCAAAAATGCTTTACCCTCCTAACACCTAACACCTAAACCCTAAGGCCTAGTCATCTATCACATCACCGACATCCAGCATGTACGCCAGCACATACCCTTCACCGGCAGTGATCGCCTGATCAGGCAGAACCACATCGATCGTATCTGCTGCGGTGTACAACTTCCCTGAACCGGAATACGCTGCTGTGTTGGTCTCTGTTCCGGCATACGCACCTGCAGCATCCTCAGAAACATCGACGTTATCCACCCAACCATCATCATTATCACCATCCCCCACATCTATGGTTGGGGTGCCGCCTTCAAAGGGAGTGGTCACAATACACACCACACCCAACGGAGGAATAAACGTATTCGGTGGAACATCCAATACCGCTTTGGTGCTGTTCTTATCAGCAAACGTGAATTTCCTACTTCTAACCCACCGTCCTAATAATCCATATTGCCCGCTTGAACTTCCCACATCTCACCTCTTTCTGTATGGGCAAAGCATTTTATCTCTTCAAAATTCTTTGCCCTTCTTTTCCTGTCAACTGTCAACTGTCAACTGTCAGCTAACTACTCGCTCCAACTAACCCAAACCATTTCACCCCATCACACCAGCAGATAATCGCCTCTGCCTGGGTTGGAGTTCCAATAGTCGCACCGCCATCATCCTTTACTGTGATGACCTCTGCGGCATTTGCCTGGTTGCTGATCAAAATAACCACCCCTTTACATTCCGCCTCAGCTGGCAATATTACATCTCGAGCCGCTCCAGGATCAAAGGAGAAACCATTATAGGTTTCAATTTCATCTATTGTGATGGTCCGATTCCCTGATAATGTCTCCGTCAATTTGGTATTGATTCGGCTGGCCTTGTCACTCGGTCTAATTGCAATTCTTTCAACTGGCATTTCTCACCTCTTTCTACATGGGCGGGGTTTCCCCCGCCCTCTCAAAACTCAAAACTCAATCCTGAATCCTAAAGGCTAATGTTATACATCACATCTGCACCTTCAATCCCACTGGCAGCACCAGTCGGAGAGAAGCGGCCTAAGCCCATGCGTAGTGAGTACACCAATCGGCTCTGATCAGAAGCTGGTAACCGTTCGGTCTCCAGTTTGATCCGGCGTCTCCAACCAACGGTGAATGCGCGTCTGTTGAAGGTTGCGATTTGACCAAGGGTGTTGTTGGTGCCTGTGGTGGAAACTTTTCCATCAGCCTCGGTTTTGCTCATGGCCATCGATCCGATCAATGGATGGCGTCCAATGCG